TCAGGATCAATACGGTTCGATCATCAAGCTGTTGATGCTGACCGGACAGCGTCTCAGCGAGGTTGCGGGGCTGCGTTGGTCGGAGATTCATGGCGATGCGATCGAGCTCGGTGCCGAGCGCGTCAAGAACGGCAAGCCGCATACCGTTCCGATCAGCCGAGCCGCGGGGGCGATTCTTGCAGCTCAACCGCGGCGGGGCGGCGCGGCTGGCAAGGTGCGAGACTCGATCTTCGGCTACGCTGACGGGCCCTACGGCGGCTGGTCGCACAGCAAGAAACGACTCGACAAGACCATTGCCAAAATCGCAGGCGAGCCGCTCGCACCGTGGGTCATCCATGACCTTCGCCGTACTGCGGTTACCGGAATGGCCGACATCGGAATCGCGCCGCACATCATCGAGGCCGTGGTCAATCATATCTCGGGGCACAAAGGCGGTATTGCCGGCGTCTACAACCGGGCAACCTATGCCAGTGAGGTACGTACCGCATTAGAGACGTGGGGCAACCACGTTATGGCGGTCGTCGAGGGCCGCGATCAGCAAAGCAATGTGATGACATTCCGGCGCCCGGCGTAAGGGGCGCTCACCATGCGCGCGCCGGCCAACAAGCGCGATGACGCTGAGATCATCAGCGACATCATCGAGGCGTATAATGACAAGCCCCTGGAGGAAGAGATCGCGATCCTGATTAGGGCACGGCGCGAGTCGATGAAGCATCCTCCGTTAGCCGGCTTTCGAACAACCAACAGGGAATACGTAGCCAAACTCCGTAAATGGATAGAGCGGGGGGATAAGCTCTTTCGCCACATGCCCAAGGATTTCAATCCGGGGATGTTGTTTGACCCCGATTTTGTCTCCGATAATGATGATGAGCAGGGTCCTGAGGAGCGGGCCTTTTTTGGAATCATGGCGTGGTTCCGCCAGCGGTTGGATGAGCTTGTGAGCGCGGACCTCAGCGTGCGCCGCAACGCGGGTTATCCGCAGGAGTGGGCTGCCATTACGGCGCGAGAACTATGCGAGCGGCACGGTTTACCTTTAGCCTACAGCTCGCCTACCTCCGCGTATTGCAAGGGCGCGCGTTTGTTTTTTGAGGCAATGACCGGAAAGCCACCGGGTAGGGACGGCGAGGGCCTCTTAATGCGCGCATGCAGGGCCATGCATGCCGTCCCGATCTGTACAGAAACCGACGAAAAAATCTGATTTTCTGTACGAGCGCGATCCGAGCATCTGGGTGTACCTCCGTGCATCGAGTTGATTTGCACGGACACCTTAATGGCTCGACCTACGACTCTCGAGCTGATCCGGAATTTCGATGAACTGCCCGACGACGCGGTCGTATCGCTCGAGGTGTCGCGCATCATCCGTGGCGGCGTGTCGGAATGGACCGAGCGGCGCCGACCTGATCCTAGACTGAGACGCGTACCAATCTCGCTTAATCGCTTCGGTCATCGCGTGGGTGATATTCGCGCGGTGGTTCGTGGCACGATCTGAACGCAAAACGCCGCCCGTGGCTGGGCGGCGCTCGCGTTTTTACGGGGAGGCCTTCGGTAAGGAGGCGGCGCGCCCTGGAAGGATAAGTCGCCGCCTTCGGGTTCAACACCCGACCTCTCCACCATCGTCACCGGCCCGCCAAGACCGACAACGCAAAGGAGAAGCGCAGTGCAAATAACTCATCACCCCCATAAACACAAGTGCGCCATTGAACAGACGCTCGCCGCATTCCTCAAGAGCGTCGGCGCTGAAATAGACGACTGTAGCGGCGACGTCTTCGTCTACATCCTCGCCAAGGATTCCCCGGCTGCCGACCTGACCGTGCGTCAGACCGTTCGGGTCACGGGAAAAGACATCCTCCTGATTTCGCTGACCGACCTCGCGCACGAGCTCACGGAGGCGCTCCGATGAGCATCATGTCCGCACACGTCCTCGCGGCTCGCCAGCGATTCATCGAGGAGATCAGCCGAGCGGTTGGAGCGCCCCGGGACATCGCCTGGCTCGTCATGCGCACGCTGCCGCAGACCATCAAGCAGCTCGAGGTGGAAATCGAGACAAGGCGCAGGAACACCGGCGCTGGAGGTCGCGCAACATGACCCTCCGAATCATCAGCGCCGGCCAGCGGCACAGCGAGCCCCGCGGCGCGAAGATGCTGATCGTCGGCCCGACCGGCGTCGGTAAGACGAGCCTCCTGCGCACGCTCGACCCGGCAACGACGCTATTCGTCGATATCGAGGCCGGCGACCTCGCCATACAGGACATCGCTGTCGATACCCTGCGCCCGCGCACTTGGCCTGAGTGCCGTGACCTGGCCGTCTACTTGGCTGGCGCCAACCCGGCTGTGCCTGCGGGTACCGTTTACAGCGAGGCGCACCTCGATGCCGTGATCAACGAGAAATCCAGCTCCCCGGGAAACACCGTTCCCGAGGTCGAGGGGCCTGCCCGGTATCGTACCTTCTTCGTCGACTCAATCACCGCTGCCGGGCGGTTGTGCTTCGCCTGGGCGAGCCAGCAACCGGAAGCCTTCAGCGAGCGCTCTGGTAAGCGCGATCTCCGCGGTGCGTACGGACTCCACGCCCGTGAAATGTGCGCCTGGCTGATGCATCTGCAGCAGGCGCGCGCGGTCAATGTCGTCTTTCTTGGGATCCTAGAGACCGTCGTCGACGACTTTAATCGCACCGAACACCGGCTGCAGATGGAGGGTAGCCGCACCTCACGCGAGCTCCCGGCCGTTGTCGACCAGATCGTCACTTATAACTGGGTCACCTTTACCGGCGACGAGGTGCCGACGCGCACCCTCGTCTGTACCTCGCCGAATCCCTGGCAGTTCCCGGCGAAGGATAGGAGCGGCCGACTCGATCAGCTCGAGCCGCCGCACCTCGGCAAACTCTTCCACAAGCTCACGAGGTCCGGCGGCGACCTCGTCGAATTCCCGGCCGCCAAACTTACCGAACCGACTACCGAAGCAACTACGGACCTAAAGCAAGGAGGCTCTCATGGGAGCATTTGACTACAATACCGCCGACGGACAGCGCGATCTCGACGTCATCCCGAACGGAACCATCGCGGTCGTCCAGCTCAACATCCGGCCCGGCGATGCCGGCGAAGATGGGCTCCTCAAGCGATCAAATAGCGGCGAGGCGGAAATGCTCGCCTGCGAATTTATCGTAGTCGAGGGCCCGCATGCTAAGCGCAGGTTCTTCGGCAACTATGTCCTCTCCGGCACAACCGATGGTCACGCGCAAGCGGCGGACATCACCCGTTCCCGGTTGCGGGCGATCCTAGAGTCGGCCCGGGGTATCAAGCCGACCGATGTGTCCGAGCATGCGAAGAAGGCGCGAGTCGCCGAATACCGCGATTTCGACGGAATTCGCTTCCTAGCGAAGATCGGCATCGAGCCGGCGAAAGGCGAATACCGGGCGAAGAACACCATCACGACGGTGATCACGCCGGATCAAAAGGAGTGGCGGCCGATCGAGCAGGTCGAACAGCCGCCCGCGCATGCGACACCGGCGGCGGTGACGCCCGCCAGTAAGACGATCGTCAAGCCGACCTGGGCGCAGTAATGGCGCGCCGCGGTCGACAAATCCGCTTGCCGGTCGCGAGCGCGATCGAGGACGCCTGGCAACGGCAGGCTACCCGCGTCGCCATCGAGAAGGCCCGTGCCGTCGTCAGCGGCGGCGCGGTGCCTCCTATGACTCCGGTCGGGCGGCTCTCTGACACCGAATGGGGCTGGATCGTCGCTTCGATTCTGTTCGGCTGGATCAGCGAGCGCGCCACGCAGGCGACGGCTAACGGGTTCGAGACCGAGAAGCATATCCGCACTACCGGCATCGAGCCGGGTCCGTGGGACGCCGGGGCGATCGGAACGATTCTGCCGGAGCTCGCCGATGCGCCGATCGATTGGAACGCGTCGCTCGCCGAGCTCTCACGCGACGAGATGATCATCTTTCTCGGCGCCGCCTACACACTGATCGACAAGGCGATGCAGGCGCGCGAGCTAGGCGGCAACAGCATCACCAGAAAATCACCGGATGGCACAGCGGTGCTCGCGGACGCGGATGCGTTTGTGCCGTTCTGACAGAAAATACCATGCCGATCGACTTCAACCGTACCGAAGCTTCCGCCGCGCCGGCGAGCATTGCCATCAACGCGGTGCTCAACGCCGGCGCGCGTGCCGAGGCGGAAAAGACGCGCAACTACCTCGGCGCCAGCGCGGTCGGGCACCCGTGCCTTCGTAAGATCCAGTTCGACTGGATGTGCGACCCGGTACATCCGACACGAATTCGCGATATTTTTGCGCGCGGACACTTCTTCGAGCAGCAGACCCGCGAGCACTTTGAGCGGGCTGGATTCCGGTTCGCGGAAAAGGACCGGCTCGAGTTCGAGACCCTCGATGGCTGGCTGAGGGGTCACGCCGACGGAATCTTCCTCTCCGGTCCGAAAATTCCCGGTGTCACCTACCCGGCGCTCTGGGAGCATAAGGCGATCAACGCGAAGGGCTGGCGATCGCTAGAGCGTGACGGCCTGGCCAAGAGCTACCCGCAGTACGCCGTCCAAATCGCACTGTACCAGTTCCACCTCGGAATCGAGGCGGCGCCCGCGTCTTCACCGCCACCAATGCGGACGACTGCACCCGGATGCACATCCTCGTCCCGTTCGATGCGGAGCTGGTGGCGGCGACGATTCAGCGGGTGCAGCTGGTCGTCGACGCCACGCGCGCCGGCGAGCTGCTGCCGCGCATGACTGACGATTCCGACAATTGGCGCTGCCGGCTGTGCGGGCATCGCGAACGATGCTGGCGACAATGATCGATATCGGCACCGAGGAAAAGTTGGAGAAGCTCGTGCGGATGCTCAGCTCGGACAAGGAAGGCGAGGTGATCGCGGCCGCGCGCGCGATCCAGCGTACCCTCACCAATGCCGGCAGCGACATCCACGAGCTCGCCGAGCGCATCAAGGGCGGCAAGCTCTCCGAATCGGAGATGCGCAAGATTTACGACGCCGGGTACGAGGCTGGAAAGGATGAGGGCGCGGCGGAGAAGGGCTTCAGCGACACCACCGCCGGTCCGTCCTGGCTCCAGATGGCGGAATATTGTGCCGAACACGACAACGGCCGCCTTACCCCGAGGGAGCGCGAGTTTATCGACGACATGACCCGCTGGTGCATGCGCCGGGAGCCGACCGAGAAGCAGGGAAAATGGCTGCACCTCCTCTATGTGCGAATAGGACGGCGGCGATGACGGCGAAGGTGGTAAGAACAAAGCCCGCGACACTCAGCGGTGACCTCGCACACCTGCCGGCCGCACTGGCGCCGCTGGTTACGATCGACCATTGGGTCATATGGCGGTGGGAGTGGCGGAAGGATGGCTGGACCAAGCCGCCCTACATGGCAGCGCCCGGCCGACGCACGCACGCCAAGAACAACGACCCGGCCACCTGGTCGAGTTACTCCGCTGCGCTCGCCGCTGTGCAAACCACTGGCGGCAAGTTCGACGGCATCGGATTCGCCCTGCTCAAGACGTCTTTCGACGTCGTCGATCTCGATCACTGTGTCGATCCTGCGACCGGCGAGGCAGATGCGTGGGCCAGGGCCTGGGTCGATACCGCAAACGGGGCCTATGTCGAGCGTACACCCTCGGGCACGGGATTGCGCATCATCTGCGGCGGAGACGCCGACGCCGAAAAGCTGCACCGGAAATGGCCGATCAAGGACGCCCCGCGCGAAAAGGCGTGGATCGAAATCTATCGAAATTGCGAGCGCTATATCACGATCACCGGCGCCCAAATCGGCGATTGCAAGGAGCTGGGGCCCGGGGAGGGCCTGCTGGAAAAGATCAGGGCGCAATATGAGGCGCGATTCGACAACGGTGGCGGCGAGGCCGGTTTCGACTTTAACCAGGCCCGCGCCCAGGCCGACACCGGTAAGGTCGACTACGACGAGGTGATCCGCAACGGGGCGCCTGCCGGCGTCGACGTCAGCGCGCTCTTCCATTCCGTTGTCGGGCATCTGTACGGCAAGGGGATGTCGCTCGATGAGATAGTAGAGGAGCTCGGAAAGTATCCGTACGGAATCGGTCAGCGCTATGTCGGGCGGCTACAGCGAGAGATCAGGCGATCGCTCGAAAAGTTTAAGACGAAGCAAAAGATACCTAAGGACAGCGCACCCAAAAGCGGCGAGCCAGACGAAGAGCTGACCTGGGACACCACCGATAAGAAGAACATCCCGCGCCCGACCTGCACAAACGCGCGACGAGCGCTCAGGGTGCTAGGCATCGACTGTCGCTACGATCGCTTTCACGACAAGCTGCTGATCAATGGTGAGAGCGACAACCTCGACCACCTGGCGCTGGCGCTGCGACAGACGATTCACAAGGCCTACAAATTCGACCCCGGCACCAAGAACACGATCGATGCGCTTATCCAGCTTTGCAGGGAGAACGAGTTCGATCCGGTTGCGGACTATCTCAACGGCCTGACCTGGGACAAGACGCCGCGCCTCGATCGCTGGTTGTCGACCTACCTCGGCGCCGAGGACAACGAGCTCAATCGTGCATTCGGCCGCATCACGCTGGTCGCGGGAGTGCGCCGCGTTCGGCATCCCGGCGTCAAGTTCGACCCGATTACCGTGCTCGAGGGGCCGATGGGGACGGAGAAGTCGAAGGCGATCGAGACGCTCGCCGGGATCGAGAATTTCAGCGATCAGACCATTCTCGGCGCGCGCGATCGGGAGCAGCAGGAGCTGCTGGCCGGCGTGTGGCTATTCGAAATCGCCGAGCTCAGCAATATCCGCAAGACCGAGGTCGAGCATATCAAGTCGTTCGCTAGCCGCACCCACGACCGCGCCCGGCCGGCGTATGGCCGTACCCGGGTCGACCAACCGCGGCGCTGCATCCTGTTCGCGACCACCAATGACGATCGCTACCTAAAAATGACCGATCGTCGATTCTGGCCGGTACGGACGGCCGCCATTGACATCGAGGCCTTGAAGCACGACCGCGATCAGCTCTGGGCGGAGGCGGCGCAACGGGAGAACGAAGGCGCATCGATCGTGCTCGATCGCCATCTCTGGGGTGCAGCACGAGTTGAGCAGGAAGCGCGAGAAGAACAAGATCCCTGGGATGACGTGCTAGCCGAGACGATCGGGACCATCGAGCAGGGAGAGGAACGAGTCTCCAGCGCTGACCTCCTGGGCCTGGTTCTCGGGATCCACGTCAGCAAGCAGCGCGACATCGACTACAAGCGCCTTGGTCGATGCATGCGGCGATTGGGGTGGGAAGGTCCGAAAAAGATCAGGATCACAAGCAAGCAGACCAAGGGCTACACCCGGCCGGCCGGCGACACTGTATGACGACACGCACCTTGGCCGGGCATGATGTGAAGACCCAGGTGGTCGAACTCGGTAGCATTGCCATCCTGCCCGACCGCATGCGCGAGCTCCGGACGGAGATCGTCGACCAGCTCGTCGAGTCGATTCGGATCCAAGGTCTCCTGCATCCGATCATCCTGCGCCCGCGCCCGCGCGGTGCTGGCTACCTGCTGATCGCCGGTCGGCATCGACTCGAAGCGGCACGCAAGCTCAATAGGCTCGGCGCCGGGCAGTTTCCCGATTCGATCCGGGCCGAGATCCGGGATGGTATTGCCGCCGACCAGGCGCTGCTTGCCGAGATCGACGAGAACCTCATCCGCGCCGACCTGTCGCCGGCGGAGCGGGCGCTGCATGTCGGGCGGCGTAAGGAGCTGTACGAGGCCCTGCATCCGGAAACCAGGCAGGGCAAGGCTCCCGGAAAGGCCGGCGGCGGCAAGAAAGCGAAGCCCGCCAATTTGGCGACCTTCGCAAAGGAGACAGCGGGAAAGACCGGGCAATCGCGTCGCAACATCGAACGCGACGCCACCCGCGCCAAGCAGGTAAATGTGCTTGGCCAGATCGTCGGCACCTGCCTCGACAAGGGTGACGAGCTCGATGCGCTGGCCGCCTTGCCGCGCGACCAGCAGCAGGCCTTGGCCGGGCGCGCAAAGAGCGGCGAGAGGGTCAGCGCCAAGACCGAGGTGAAGCGGCTCAGGCGCGACGAGCGCGAGCGCGAGCTCGCCGGCAAACAGGTTGCGCTTCCGTCAAGGCGGTACGGTGTGATCGTCGCGGATCCGGAGTGGCGATTCGAACCCTGGTCGAGACTCACCGGCATGGATCGCGCGGCCGACAATCACTATCCGACCAGCTGCCTCGAGGTGATCAAGGCGCGCGATGTAGGCTCGATCGCGGCCGACGACTGCGTGCTGTTCCTGTGGGCCACGATTCCAATGCTGCCCCACGCATTGCTGATCATGGCGGCTTGGGGCTTCGACTACAAGTCACACTATGCATGGGGCAAGGACAAGGAAGGCACCGGGTATTGGTCACGCGAGAAGCATGAGCTTCTGCTAATCGGCACCCGCGGCGAAATCCCGTGCCCGGCGCCGGGCGAGCAGATGCCGTCGCTGATCACGGCCCCGCGCGGCGAGCACTCGGCAAAGCCGGAATGCTTCCTCGAGATGATCGAGCGCTACTTTCCGACTCTGCCGAAGATCGAGCTCAACCGACGAGGACCGCCTCAACCGAGTTGGGATGCTTGGGGTTATGAGGTAGCGAACAAGATTAAGATGGCCCGTGGCGACCTTAGGAAGGTCATGGGTGAGTTGAACGCGCCGACGAGTACCTGAGACTGGATGCGAGTGTGTGGGCGTGCGTGCAGGTCAGGTCTTGGTCACTCGATATAACATGCAGCTGAATGTTGCACCGGTACCACCGGTACCGAACCGGTACCAAAAATTTGCTCGCAATCTCATCGTTGTCACTGCTGGTACTGGTGGTACTTCTTATTGGTAAATGCTGGAGAAAATATAATTTTGTAAAGAGTCTTGCAAAATCGATTTGGAACCGGTCCACCGGTACCATCTCTTCACTCCACTATCGATGTTAACTGCGAACCCTCCTCCAAATATCCGCCTCTGTTCCCACCCGATGATCCTTTACCACCTGCATTGCCCACTGATGGTGCGGTTACGCTAAGCTGTTGGAACGCAACGGCTATCGCTCGCTCGCCCGTGCCTTCCGCGCGCCTCGGGAAGGCGGCGGGAAGATGCGCCAGGCGGCGCCAGGCGGAATGCGATATGGCGCCGAGCGCAATGCATAGGCTGCTTTTCCGCGCAACCTGCTTGTAACGGGTAGGAATGACCTGGGGAGGCGTACGCCGGCATCGGCCTTCGAGCCGATCGATCAGGGATTGACCGCGCAATGCCGTTGCGAGTCCGCACTGTAGGAATGTTGGTCGTGCGGATGCAGGAGGGGGCGGCGCCGACCTTAGCGCGGGTCGCCCGTGCGTCTGTTTGGGTGGTGGGTCCCGTCCATTATACCGGCAGTGAATTTCGCATAGGGCGGCGCGTATGCCGGGCTGTGGTGGTTGGTTGGCATTGACACCTGATGATGGGCGGCGCATGCGGTTGCCGTGTTAGAGGCGGCGGCTGATGGGCGAACAGCGTGTGATTGCCGAGGTCCGGGATTATAACGGCTTCACCGCTGGCCTTCGTGCATGGATAGCCGAGCTTGGGACCACCTATGAGAGCGTGAACGATCTGGTCGGCTTAGCTCCGAACTATTTGGCCAAAATGATCTCGCGTAGTCCGACGAGGTCGTTTAGCCGCATGAGTTTGGGCAATACGCTTGCCGGGCTTGGGCTCAAGATTTTGCTGGTAGTCGACGCCGAGAAGCTCGCTGAGATGCGGCCGCGCTACGCGGTTCGCAAGAAGCAGAAGCATACGAGCGCGGCTATACCAGCGCAGAAATCGACGCCGTTACGAGGCAATCCTGAGCTGGCGCGGTTTTATGCGCACCGGCGTGTGTTGCTGCAGTCGCCGCAGCGAAGGCGTGCGATTGCGCGCCGGGCGATACGGATTCGGTGGCGGCGCGCCAAGGCAGCGCCAGAGAACGCACCAGTGCGTTGAGAAGCCCTCGTAACTGTTCATCATGCCTCCGAACGATTGCGGAGGTTTTCATGAAAGCCAGTGAGAGTTCTGTATCGGTGCCATTGCCGGCGTCGTTGCGGGAGTATGTTCGGGAGCAGGCGCGGTTGGAGGAGCGATCGCAGGCTGCGGTGATCCGGCGGCTTGTAGCGGAGGCGGCGCGCCGGCAGCGCGATGGTGGTGGTGAGAGGGCGGCATGAGTTTCAATCTCAATGAGATCGCTCGCCTGCAGCGGTTCGGCGGTCCGACGTGGGCGGAGTACCAGCGCCTAGTTGCTGAATGCGATGTGTCGACATTTGACAGTCCTGCGCACAAGGCGCTGGGCGAGTTTCAGCAGGGCTGGCTGCATGACCCGCAATCGGTGATAGCCGCGGCCGAGGCCAAGGCGGCGCAAGAAGGGAAGGACGTGTAGCCATGTCGTTCGGAGGTGTTTCGGTTACGGGAATAGATCCCGGCGCTATGTCGGGCGCACAGATACTGATCAATGTCATCGGTTGGTTTTCGGACCCGCATCTCCAGGCGCTGCGCGCGCTGTTGCAGGAGATAGTCGCCGGGATCGAGAAGGCCTCGGCGCTCCGCAATGAGATCCAGCAGCGCGAGGAGGCGGTAGCGCACAAAGAGAAACAGGGAGCGGCCCAGGCCGAAGCCTTGTCTCAGCGCCTCGCTGACGTGGTTGCGCGCGAGCGACAGGCGACAGCCACAATGCAGAGCATCGACGAGAAGCGCAACGAACTGGAGCAGCTCAGAAACGAGATGCGCAGCTGGAGCAAGGCGGCTGCATAAGGAGCAAACAAACATGTCGGCACCGTTCAATGAGAACAAGGCCCACTACGCGACCATCCTTGCAGCTGAGGGTGTCCGTCAGATTGCGGTTGCGGCGGCGACCACTCAGAGCGCTGTCCGCGCAGCCGATCTTGCGTATGCGAGGACGGGTCTGAAGTCGGCAATTGCCAACGGCGTGGAAACGGCTAGCTGGACGATGCTGCTGGCGGCGCTTGGTGTTCAAACATAGGAGATCGCGCCGTTTCAGACACGCGGCGTGATGGCCGCCCAACTCGTTTGCCGGGCGGCCGAATGGCTGCAAACTTGAAATCGAGGTGCTCGCACTTCGGAAGGATGAAACCTGTTTGCAGCGGCTTTGGCGCGACGGGCTTCGCGCAAGGGGCCCTGACCGTCATTGCCCCCGGCCTTCCTATGGCGGCGGGCCGGGGGCATTCTCTCGATGATGAGGTAGTTGATGGCTGCATCTGCCCGCAATCCTGAACCGGCACCACCGTCAGCAACTGATAGGCTGACTGCCGCGCAGGCTGAGCTCGAGCAGACAAACGCACGTTTGGCCGAGCTGAACGCACAGCGCGCCGAGCGACTGCTGGCCGACGACACGCCAGGCGCGGTGTCAGTCGGCATCGAGGCCAGCAACCTTGCGCTGACTGCCCGCGCGCTTGAGGAAAAGATTGCGCTGCTGCGTGAGAAGGCCGCCGAGGAGGATCACGCCCGCCGGGCGCGACAACGCGAGGCGCTGGTTGGTAAGCTCGAGGCCAAGCTCGCGCAACGTGACAAGGCGATGGCCGAGGTGGGTGAGGCCATCAAAACGCTTGCCGCGGCATCGGAGCGGGCAATCAAGCTTGGTCGCGAGATCATCGACGCGTGGCAGTGGCCGCCGCACGATCTGCCGCCCGCGCTGCTCACTCCATCATCGATCATGACCGCGATCGCAAATGAGAGCTTCAGGCTGTCCTACCATCCGCGGCGCTTTGGCGGCTTGGATACTGATCCGCTCGTCGGTGTCAGTCTGCCGGGCTCGCGCCTACATTGCAGCTGGCGGAGGATCCGGCGCGTGTGCGGCCCATGGTGGACGTGGTGCGCGATGCCTCCACGTTCGCCAAGCTACTTTTGCGCACCGGGAAGGGCAGCGCGGGTGTGCAAGCAACTGCAACAGATGTTGCAGTTCCCACCAACGGCCAGGGTGAAGCGCCGCGGCGCACCGAGGCCGAGCAGAAACTCAGCGCGTTGCTCAAGGAAATGTCCCGGCTCGCCGAGGATGTGACGCCAGCCGGCGAGGCTGAATATCTCCGCGTCGTCAGCGAGGTCGCCAAGGTGCAGGCCGAGGTTGCGGCCGAGCAAAAAGTAGGAGCACAAGGACATCATGGCTGACAACGCAACAGGAGCCCCGCCCGCTGTTGACGCTGGTGCCGCCCCGGCTGCGCCCGCCGTCCCGGCCGCCGATCCGTCTGCGGGTTTCAAGACGCATGAAGAGCTTTTGGCCGCCATCCGTGAGCTGTCGCCCGAAGAGGCAAGGGAACTGAATGCAGAGTACGCCCGCACCTACCATGCGCCGCCGCCCGCACCACTTCATCCCTCCACCCCGGCAGAGGCCTCGGCGCGCCTTGCACAACTGCGCACCCAGGACGAATGGTGCCGCAAACTAAATTCTGGGGACATTCGCACGGCTGAGGAGTTTCATCGCCTCAGCGAACTCGCGGCTCAGGCTGGGCCGTTTGATCCTGTCACCGACATTGGTGACTGGTCGTCAGGTCCAGGAATGGGAGATCAGTTGTCACGCCGTAACATGCTCAGTGCGGCCGATGACTTGCGCGCCAAAGGTATCAACGAGGAGGCGATCCATCACTTTTTGAACGGCGGCAAGTTCACGCGCGAGACTGTGGCCGATGCGCAATTCTGGCTCGGGCGAATGGAACGCGACCCGAGCTTGCTGCGCTCCGATCTGCCGCCCGATCGCGAGTATCAAATGCTGGCCCAGCGCATGATTATCGCAGCTGGCACTGGGTGACATACCGTGAGCGCCGTGGTCGACAGGTTCGTTGCGGAGCTTCGTGCTGACCCGGCATTCGCCGAGAGCGCGCAGTCGATAGCAGACGGCATCGCCGATCTCGACCACCGCGCAAATACGTCACCCGACTGCGCCGGCTTCTATGAGGCGTTGCATTGGGTGCTCGGTCACCCGGATCATACGCTGCGGGAGAAGATCGAGAAAGTGGACGAGTTGTTTCACAGGAAGGGCCGGCAGAGTGGAACGATCAGGGGGATCGTAGGATGGCGCTGAAGGCCTACCGCAAGATTTTCAAGGACCCGAGCCGCGACCCGATTCCGGAACGCGGCCCGGCAATGGCCGCGTTGCCCCCCAAGTGGCAGGCCTGTGTAGACGCGCTGTTCCTGACCAACGGCGATCAGACCAAGTCTATCGCGATCGCCGGCTATAAAGGCAAGCGCGAGTCGCTCAAGGTAATGGCGCATCGCATCTTCCATGATGACCGCGTCCGGCTTGCCATCAGGGAGGAATGTGCCAAGCGCATTGACGTGAGCGAGCCGGAATTGATGGCGCAGACCTTCAGCATCATGCGCAATGTCGGCGAGAACGCACGCGACCGGCTCAATGCAATCGCGATGGTATGGAATCGGGCCAACCCAATCCTGCATAAGACCAAGATCGAGGTTGAGCACGTCCTGACCGACGACGAGCGCGACATCCGGCATTGGAGGGCGCTTAAGAAGCTCGGTGCGCCGGAATCCGCCTTCCTTGCCCGCTTCGGCGTCAACGGCTGTGCTCGTGTCGCGATGCTGGTTGAGGCCGAGGAGGCCAGGCACCGCGAGATCGAGGCGCCGCTGGTGATCGAAACCGAATACGAGGCGGTCAATGAATGACGAACAGGACGTCGAGCTCGGCCGTATCGCCGCCGAGATCGAGGCGGAGGCCGCCAACGCGCGGCGCTATCGGCGCATAGATTTCTGGACCCCTTACCCCAGGCAGGCCGAATTCTTCGCCACCGGCCTGCGCTGTCGCGAGCGCGGGCTGTTCGCCGGGACACAGCTCGGAAAATCGGAGGCGCTTTCGTTTGAGGTCGCGGTTCATATGTGCGGCCTTTACCCGCCCGACTGGCCCGGCCGCAAATGGGACCGGCCGGTTCGCGCCTGGTCGGTGGGCGAGAATCAGAAGATGGTCCGCGACATCATGCAGAAGAAGCTGTGCGGCGAGCCCGGGAACGTCGAGAGCTTCGGTAGCGGCATGATTCCCAAGAGTCTGTTCACTGCCGACCCTGTGCTTGCGCGCGGTGAGTCGAACTGCTTCGACACCATCCAGGTCCGGCACAGGAGCGGCGGCATTTCGGTACTGCGCTTCCGTACCTATCAGGCCGGCGCGGTGGCCCTGCAGGGCGAGACCTGGACGTCGTGCATCTGGATGAGGAGCCATCCGACTACGCGGTCTACTCGGAGTGCCTCGCCCGCGTGAGTGCGACCGGCGGCATGCTCATGATCGGGTTTACGCCGCTCAAAGGCATGTCCGAGATCTCGTCCCGATTCCGCAACGAGTTCTCCCCCGATCGGACCTACGTGCAATTCGGTATCAATGACGTACCGCCGAGTGGGCATATCCCGCCCGACGCCCGCGCCCGCATCATCGCCGGTTATCCCGAGCACGAACGGGAAGCACGCGCCAACGGCGAGCCGATGCTGGGCGAGGGCAAGGTCTACCAGACGCCGGAGAGCGAGATCATCGAGGATGTCGATCCTATTCGGCTCCCGACCTACTGGCGCTGGGGTTATGGCATCGACCTGGGGCTTGATCATCCGTGGGCCTGCTGCCTGCTGGCCTGGGACACGGACCAGGATGTGATTCACGTCGTTGCCGAGCTGCGGGTGCGAGGGCAGACGCCCGGGCAGCATTTCGCTCTGATGCGCGCGCTGGAGATGCGGCTATTCGGGCGGATTATGGATTTCCCAGTCGCGTGGCCGGCCGATGCTGGTACGCGCGATCGTGGCTCGGGCGAGAGCGTGAAGCGGCTTTATCAGCAATTTGGGTTGAAAATGATGGCGGAGTTCGCCACGCACGCAAACCTCAAGGGTCCCGCGGCTGTGTCACTAGAGGGCGGTGTTGCCGAGATCGATGCCCGTGAGCGGGCCGGCAAGTGGAAGGTGTCGCGGTCTTGCATTTGCTATCTCGAAGAGCGGCGACTCTATCATCGTAAGGACGGCGAGATCGTGCGTCTCAAGGACGACGTGCTGGCCGCCGCGCGCTACGGCATGATGATGCGACGGTGCTTCAAGAAGTTTGAGGACTGTAACGCGTGGGAAGGTGGCGGTCATTGGCCGGCCGCCAGCGGAAGGCGCAGGAGCAGCGAGCCGCAGATGGCGAAGGGGCTGGACTTCGACGTATTCAGCACCACCGGCGATTATTGACAGGGCGGTTCCGGCGCGCCTTTTCCCCAGCTCTGTTGCAATCTTCCCACGCGGTTCCCAATCGCGATTTCTGGGAAGATAGGAGTGGCCAATGAGCGAAAAAATCACGCTAGAACAAGTACAAAGCTTGGTTACGCGAGCTCCATACCACCGTTGGCTGGGGCTGAAGGTCGTTGCGCTGCACGCCG